GTAACATTAATATGATGTTGATATAATGTTTAATGCATCAATAATGGGTTCTATAATGAACACTAAAGCTGATATATACATACAAGAGTACAGTCAAGATCCCAACACTGGTGCTGTGTTAAGAAGTTGGTCTTATGCAAAAACCATAGATTGTAAAATTGAGCCAGTAAAAGTTCATGGTGCTTCAACACGAACAGATAATAAGGTTTTTAAAAGTGGTTCTGAGGGAGATTATAACGAAAAACTTCAGCTTAAAATTAAATGTAATGAGCTTTTAAGTAAAAGATGGCGTATAGAAAATATACGCTCAAGCGATAATAAACCAATATTTATTGAAATGGATAGGTTTGGTGATCCAGATACAATATTTGAAGTAACTTCTTCTCATCCAACACTTGATCCATTTGGAAGAATTGCTTATTATGAAGCTGTGCTTCTAAGAGTTCAGGCACAAAATAATGATATCTCTTAACATTGATTCTAAACAAATAGTGTCAGATCTTGATGGATTTTTAAGCAATGTAAAACAAATTACAAATCCTTCAGTTGTAAGCGAAATTTCAAAAGGAATATTTACTGTAACTGGTGAAGAGTTTGTTAAATCTGTAGATAGATATGCCAGGATGAATCCTAAAAAAATGCACCACGTTTATGAGTGGGGTAAAGTTGGGGAGCCATCTGGTAGGTTGTTTGTTCTTGAAAGAAATTCAGTTTTAAATGGCTCATTAATAATTAATGCAAAATTTTTACCTTCTAGAATGCCAGTTCCAATCAATCCAGAGCTTTTGCAACAAGGAAAAAATGGAAAAATTGTAACAAGAAGAAGTATATTTGCAGATAAAGCAACAGTAATGGAAGAAGGTAGATCTGTATCTTTTACTGCAAAAAGAATATTGTCTTTTGTTGGCGATAGCGGATTAGTTTTTGTAAAGCCTGGTACTCAAATAAACATACTACATCCAGGTGGCAAAGGAGTAAATGGTGCATTTTCAGAATTTTTATTAGAATGGTATACAAATAATGGATACAGTGCAATGGACAATTCTGGGTTTTTTGAAAAAATATCCAACAACGTTTCTATTGCATTAAATCAAAACAATGCTACCATTAATACAGTAAAAAGAGCGGTATCAGATTCAATAATTTCAATGGGTCTAGACCAGGAGGTTATAGTATGACAGACTATACGTTAGTAGCAGCTTATGATGTAAGAAATGCTATTTGGAGTGAATTGCAGGCAGCGGGACTTTTTGATATAAATGATTATTATCCTGATGGATTTCCCGAGCCTTTGATCCCTATTATCCCTGCACAGCAAATACCAGAAATAAATAATTTGCTTCCAGGAAAAGATTTTTTAACCTATGATATAGCTCAAAAGCGAGCAAATCCGCAATGGTGGATAACATATGAGTCAATTACACTCATGATCGTTTCTAGGGATAATGCTAGAATTATGACCATAAGCAACTTTTTGACAGATCTGTTCAGAAGATATGATCTATCGGCTAAAGATATTAATCTGCAACTATCTGAAGGAAGCCCCTTCAATTTCCTTACTTTTAATATAGAGTACTCGGACCCAGTTCAACCATTTACAGACGAGGGTGGATATATGAGTGGTGTACTAACTATAGGCTATTCGTATACACGTGATATAGCAAACAGCTACACTGGAAGATACTCTTAAAATTTGATTTATTTTAAAATAATGCTATGATTCTATATGAGGAAGCAAGTTGTCATCTAGTTTTATTACAAATAAAATAAGGTGGTGAAATAAAAAATATGGCTACAAATACAAGAAACGTAATAGTTGGTGCAGCTCAGATTTTCGTCTCTAATAATGACGGAATCAATAGCCCACGCCCTACTACTACACCAAATGATATCAAAACTCTTCTAGGTACTTCAACAGGTACTTCAGCAGCAGCAGCACTCAATGGTAATGCATCATACCGCAACGTCGGTTTGACAAACACTGGTTTGGAACTTAACTATCAGCCAACATATGCTGAAGTTAAAGTTGATCAACTACTTGACGCAGCTAGACTTTTTAAGTCAGATATTAAAGTAGAACTCAAGACAGAGCTTTCAGAAGCAACACTTGAAAACCTACAACTCGCATGGGGTCAAATGGATTCTTATTATAATGCAGCAGGCAGTGCAGTTGACGCTTTGAAACTTACAGATCCTATCACAGGTGAAGTCGGTGCAACTCTCAACATGGCAGCAGGTTCTCTTGGAGATGCTCCAGTAGAACGTGTTATTGTCGCTGTTGGTAATGCTCCATATGCAATCGGAGATGCAACACAAACTTATGCAGGACGCAATAAAGAGCGTATCTACATCGGTCGTCGTGCAGTTTCAATGGATGTTACAATGCACTCTTTGAAGCGTGACGCAGCAACTGTATTCCCAGTTGCATTTCGTTTGCTCCCTGATGATTCTCAGGCATCATACGGTGGTTCTGAATACGGCGTCGTAATTGACCGTGTATGGGGAACAAACTAATCCCAGATTAGTATATAAAACTTAATATAGAATTTCAAGCCCTCCGAGAAATCGGGGGGTCTTGAATTTGTATTACCTTATAATATTGGTATAATTTAACTAACACAAAGGAGCTATAAATTGGCAACAACAGTATATGATGTACTAGATATTGAATTAAGCGATGGATCAACTATCGAGCTTAAACCTCTGCCTATTAAACAATTAAGAAAATTTATGGAAATAATTAATGCTATGCAGGATGTAGAAGATGGTTCTGCCGATGCAGCAATGGAAATTTTTATTAAAGCAGCTATGATTTGCTTAAAATCTACAAGACCAGATCTTGCAGAAGATCAAGATAAGTTTGAAGAAATCATTGAAACTCCTACAATGATGAAAATCCTTGAGGTTGTCGGCGGTCTGAAACTAACAGACCCAAACCTTCTGGGAGCGGCTCTAGTTGGGACGAACTAGATCTACGCTCCTTAGAGTCTGAAGCTTTCTTGCTCGGTCATTGGAAAAACTTTGACGAGTTAGAATCTTCACTTTCTCTTGATGAACTAACAGCTTTGTTAGATTACTCAAGAAAAAAAGATCGTGAAGATAAAAAGTTTAGTGCAGCACTTCAGGGTGTTGAACTAGAAGAGGAAGTGGCAGTTTTGGATATTGCTGATCTAAAAGGATATGCAGCAAACCAAGAAGGTTTCGGTATAGGTCAGGGCTTAGGATTTATGTCTATAGGAGGTGAAGAGTAATGGCAAATATTGAATTAAATATAGTTGCGTTAGGTGATTTTACATCTGTATCAGATCAAATAACAAAACTTAAAGCGCAAGTTGCTGCACTCAACACCTCATTAGCGGGAGCAACGGGAGCATCATTTGATAAAGCTGCTAAAAGTGTAAATGCTTTATCAAACGAATTTAGTAATGCTCTAACAGCAAGTGGATCTTTTACAAAACAAACTGTACAACTTCAAACAGAAACAGAAAAGTTTGGCCAATCACTTCAAAAAGGAACTCTTGGTTTAACAAGTTATTATCAAATATTAACTAAGCAGCAGGGCGCAGCTACAGATTCAGTAAAAGCTTTAGCCGTAGAACAAACAAAGTTACAAAATTCTGTAATTATGGCAGATCCCTCTAAGCAGGGTTTCTATTCAGTTTTTACACCTAAAAGTATTGATGCAGTTGCTAATGCTACAAAAATAGCTGCAAATGCACAAAATATTTATAATATTGCAATTAGGCAAGGCGCAAATGAATTAATTAACTGGGGTAAAAATACTCAGTGGGCTGGTCGTCAGTTAACTGTTGGTCTCTCTATGCCAATGGTTTTATTTGCTCAACAAGCAGTATCTGCATTTAATAGCGTAAACACAGCATTAACCCAATTTCAAAAAGTTTATGGAGAAGGACTTGTTCCTCCAAGCCAAAATTCAATTGATCAAATTTCTAAACAAGTTCTTGATTTAGGAAGAAATATGGCAGCAACTTTGGGAATATCTCAAGAATTTACTGTTCAAGTTGCTTCGTCTTTTGCTGCAATGGGTAAAATGGGAACTGATCTTACAACAATGACAGAACAGACAGATAGACTTGCAAAGTTAGGCAACTTAGATCAAAAAACTGCAACCACGGCAGTGATTGCTTTACAAAATGTTTATAAATTAAGTACAACACAGCTTGCTGATGCAGTAAATTATTTTGGAGCAATTCAGAAACAAACTTCTCTTTCTATGAACGACCTAGTTGATGCTGAAAGTAGAGTTGGTCCAATTATTGATCAATTGGGCGGTAGTTATAAAGATACTGCTATTATGTTGCTTGCAATGAAGGAAGCTGGTGTTCCAGCAGCACAAGGCGCAAACGCACTTAAATCTGCTTTTGCATCAATTATTGCTCCAACCTCAGCAGCAACAAAAGAATTTCAAAAGTACGGAATTAACTTAGCTCAGATTAAAAATGCTGGCGGACCCGTTCAAATGATTCAAGAGCTTCAAGGAGCGTTGCAAAATCTTAACCCATTAATTAAAGAACAACTTATTGAAAAATTATTTGGTAAATACCAGTTCTCTAGGGTTTCTGCATTGATTGATAACTTTGGAAAAGTTGGTTCACAAACTGCAAATGCTATGACAGTCGCTGCAGCATCGTCCGATCAAATTGCAAAGCTTGCAAATCAAGAAATTGCTCAAGCAACATCTTCTCCATCAGCTCAATGGACAAAAGCATTGAATACTTTTAAGGCAGATTTATACCCAGTTGGTCAAGAAATAATGAAAATTGCTACAAAAGTACTTGAATTTGGAAACAAAATAGCAAACTTATTCCAAGGATTACCTGGACCAATAAAATTATTAATGGCAATATTTGCTGGAGTTACCGTACTAGCTGGACCTATATTGATGTTAACTGGTTTAATGGCTAACTTTGTCGGTAATATTTTAAAGGGAGTGATTAATCTTAAAGATTTAGTAAGTGGTGGTAAAACAATGAGGCAGTTGTTTACTCCAGAAATTGTTGCAGCACAAAATGCAACAGATTTATTTGCTGCTGGACTTAAGGGCGATGTAGACCAGGTTCAACTTTTAACACAAGCTATTACTGATTTAACAGATAAGCTTGCAATAATGAAAGACCAAATGAATGTTGGCGCAGGAATTGAAGGACTTAAATCAGCAGTTGGTGCAACAGCACAAGTAGAAGCTGGGATATTTTCTCAAATGTCTATTCCAGGATTTGCAAGTGGTACAAATGGCGGAATAATAATTGGACCAGGAACTGGAACATCAGATAGTATAGTCGCAAGAGTTTCAAATGGCGAAACAATTCTTACTGCACAACAAACAAAAGATAATTTAGCTGTTATTAATGCAATTGTAAATGGAAAGAAAATTCCAGGATTTAATGGCGGTAAAATGGGTGTTCCAAGCCGAACTGGTTTAACTGGACAATATATAGATCAATCACATATGGCAGGAAACTTTGAGCCAGGTTCACCAGAGTATGATAATTTAATTGCAAATGATCCAGCATTAGCTTGGGCAGCAAAGCATGGATCTGTAAAGGTTACACCAGATCTTACTGCTGATACATCAAAATTGCTTAACTTAAAGTTAAGAGCAAATAAAGGCGGGGCAAGTATAGATGAATTTAGCAGAGGTTGGGACGAGGGTGGATCTGGTAAGTTTGTAGCTTCTGCAGGAAGACATGGTGCCGACATGTCAGATCCAGCGATGAGCCAGGCAGCAAAAGATTTTGATGATGCTGTAAAGCAAAGAGTAATTCAAGAAAGAAAGGCCAAAGAATTAGCTGCAGCAGCAGAAGGAAGAACTCTTGAAAAAGGAATTTTAGATGAAGACCTTCAAAAAGCTGTAAGGTCTGAAATTGATGCAAGAAAAAATTCAGAAGGTGCTGAAGGTAAATTTGCCGCATCTCTTGACAAAGCTTCAAAATCAATAGGCGAAATTCGTGCAAATGCTGGAACAAAAGCAATAAAAGAAGGGCTAGACTCTGGTGTATTAACAAGACAAAATCTTGATGGATCGGGAGAGGGATTAAATGTAAGGTTTGCCGACCAAGCAACATATGGAACAAGTGCTGTTGGTCAAGTTAGGGCAAATGGTAGAGTTGCAAATGCTTCTATGGCAGGAGATGGTAGCTATATTACAGGTGCTGGTAAAACTGCTGGAAAAAATGCTTTATCTTCATTTGAAAAATCATTTGCAGAAGGACTTAATGAAGCTTCAAGATCTGCTTCACCTTCAAAAGAAACTCAGCAAGCAACAAAAAATATAGTTGATGGCGTTGTTACACAAATTGAAAAATCTCAATCAGATATAGAATCAGCAATGCAAAATACTATGACTGAATCTGTATCAAAAGCAAATGAAGCTGTTCAAGCAGAACAAATGCAACTTCCATTATCTTCATTCCAAACACCAGATCTTACGCCTCAGATTGGTCCAAGAATGGCAAACGGAGGCTTCTATTCTGGAGAAATTGCTCCAGGAATTATGGGTGAAGAAGAATCATCAAGAATATCATCAAGACTTGACACTGCAAGACAAAAACTTTCTAATATTACAGAAAGAGTTACTGACAAATTTAAAAAAGAAGATGGAAAGTTGAATGCTGGAGCAAAAGCTGGTATAGGAACCGCATTGATGATGGGCGGACAGATGCTAGGAAACTCTTTGCCAAAAGGAAGCGTTGCTGGACAAGCAGTAAATAATATGTCAAGTTACGCTGGAATGGGAATGATGTTCGGTCCTTATG